TCGCTTTTAGCATTAGAAGTAACGGCATTTACCAGCATACCTGTATATTGCTCAGGGTTTAACTTGCCGTCAGTCCCTTTATAAATGTTTGCAATCATCGGGTTAATTTTATCCACAGCAAACTTAGCTAGTGGATTAGAAAAATCTACATCCCAAGCATTACGACTTTTTTTGCCGTCGATGTTTTCGCCAACGTTTTGATATTTGGTCTTACCATCCAAGCCGATGTTAAATTGAGAACCATCAGCAAGAGTTACATTGTAGTTGTCGTCAGCAACGCCTGTTTGTTTTAGCAAGCCACGGAAATCATCTCGCAACAGTTGCGCATCTGACTTGCCAGTAGTCATCATTTTGCCGATGGATCGCTTACCCATTAGGCGAAGCGCAACTCCAGGTAATCCAAGTCCCAGTACGTTTGCACCTTGATTGATCCAATCTTCTCTTGTTCCACGGCCACGAAGAATATCTTTCATGCCGCTTTCCCAAAGCTGATTTAATCCAAGACCAACTGCGGCGATTGGCAAAGCTACAGCTCCTACAGACCCTAGCGTTGTTCCGCCAGCAGCGGTTGTGGCTCCAGCACCAGCAGTTCCAGCGCCAGCCGCTCCTGCGGCTCCAGCAGTACCACCAGCGCCAGCGGCTGCTGTTCCACCGCCAACAAGTTTTGCTCCAATTAATGTAGGAGTTGCTGGTGCAGCACCACTGGAAAACAACCCTGCGATAGCTGGAACTCCCTTAGTAGCAAGCAAAGTACCACCGACCATGCCGCCTGTTTGAGCAAGAGTATTTTTCATCTGCTGGTCAGCGGCATCTTTTTGCATTTGGTCAGGAGACTTTGGAGCACCAAACTTTGCTTGCACTTGCTGAGCAGCTTGAAGCGGCGACATACCCTGCGTTTGCAACCAAAGATAATACGCCTTGGGATCTGTTTCAGTTAATCCTGGTGGTGTTGGTGCCTCTGCCATAATTAAATCCAAGTCCCAAATACTGCTACGCCATTTCTTGCAAACAATTCAGCACGATTAGAGTTACCGGCATATATAACTTTGCCAGCAGCTACTCGACTAAATTCCTCATGCAACTGCATTTCAAATCGTGGCTTAATGCTGTCCAGTCCATGAATCTCTGCAAATCGCTCTAATACGCCTTGCTCTAAAAGTTTCTCATTAAATAGGCTTACGTCTGTATCGGCCAAAAACTCACTGTATGCGCCGTCGTAGTAAGTCCATGTGACACCACCATCCGACACGCTTCCGCTCGTATGCGTTGGTGCTGTGGCTCCTGTGGTGCCTCCGGCAGTCGTTTGATAGTAGTTGCCGTTGTAGAAGCAGTAGGAATTAGCGGCAAATGATGTGCTTGCAGTCCATGTTTTTGGACGCACAGACCGGTCGGCAATATATTCAAATATGCACACGTTCCCGTTGTTTTGTGGTCCAGGCGTCGGACTAATCAGAATCTCGTTATTGGACAAGCCACGAATCTGGTATCGCTGATAGACGGCTGTATTAAGACCAAAACCTCTAATCTCTGCAAACTCCTGCTCGCTCATTGGTCCCAAGATTCTCCAACGAGTCGATGAGTTCCAAAAGGTTTCGTATTGATAGTGAGAAAAAGCCGCTGGTAAAGCGTATGTATCCACACCCCCTACCAGCGTGAAGCTACCCGAAGCGTAACATTTGGGCCAAGGATAAGCCTCAAATATGTCACGGTTAATACGATTCGCCATAGCGAGAAGCTGCTTTGTAGTTACATCATTTGAAGTCAGAATATTTGACTCAACTGTGTATCCAGCTTCGTTTGCAACATTCGTAATAACCGTGGCTATCGTCATACTTTTCTTGGTCTACCTCGTGTTCTAGGAGATGAATCTAATTCATCCTGTGCCTCGATAATCCCTTCTTCAAGAGCTTCGTCAGGAACAGATCGGATCACCTCCTTTCTTGTTGCACGAAGATCAATGCCTTCGTTAGCCTCTACACGTTGCATGAACACTTCCAACTTATGCTCTAAAGCAGCCGTTCTAGTTTGTTCACGCTCAAGCAGTTGACGCAACTTAACCACTTCGCTCTGGTCAGACTTCGCTGCGTCTAACCAATCTTTTGCCAGTTTCACAAACTTAGACAAGGGTCCAAGTTTACGCTTGGTTTCATCGGTGGCATTTGAAAGTTGCTCTACCGTCTTAAATCCAAGGTAGTTCAGCTCTCGCATAGCCGACCCACTCATCATTGGCCACTCGGCCAGTGGAGTCCCTTCAGTCACTGGCTCGCTGCCAGCCTTAAAACGAGCGTAAAGCTCTGGGTACTCTTGAACATCTTGCGGCTCAATGCGCCGAACGGTTTCATCCATTCCCGGCCATTGAATCGAAATCGAAGGAATCTCATCAAAGATGGGACGACCCTCTGCAAGAGACTTTTCACGATTCTCGTTATAAGCGTAGAAGAACTTTACATTAGCGCCAGAATACCGCTTTTTTGGCTGCGAGTTTCCCGACATGAGCGACTGCCAATCTATTTGAGCCATGCTCTCTCCATAGTAATTACGCATGATTGCGTAAGTACCTTATAGCACTAACCCTCAATAACTGTAACCGTGTTAATCGAGCTACCACTTGACTGGTATGCCGTGATAACACCTGCCGGTATAAACCCACTGTCAAAGCGTACTACGTTTGCTCCAGCCGTTGATGGCAAAACATAACAGAAGTTGGTAGCTGTCGGAGTTATCCCTGTAAGTGTAGCGCCGTTAAAACTAATAGCGATATTAGCCGCTGAGTTGTTTTGAATCAGGAGAAAGTTACGAAACGGCTTTGCTGCCGCAATCGTAACGCTTGTTGCCGTAGCGATAGTGGGGGTTGTCGTCGTTGTATTGCCAGCAAAACTTGTCATAAATTACCTAAAAAGTTGGGGGGATTGCTCCCCCCGTTAGCTTATACAGCCTTGGTGAACTTCAAATAAAAGTAAGAAGTTCCATTAGATACAACTACAAAGCAGTTAGTATCAGTGTCAGCATCTTTTACAACGCCAATAAATCCACTTCCTACAGAAGCAGGAGTTCCGAACGAAGTCGTAAGCTCTGCTGCTGTTGGGGTAGTGTCGCCAACGTTGTTAATTGCTTGCCTGGTACGAATTCCTGCTGCCGTAGCTACTACCTGTCCGGCAGGAGTTACAGTGCCAGAAAACACGCCATCTGAACTTGCCGCAGCAAGCTCCGCTGGCATACCAAGTCCCATAAGGGTTTGTGCACTTGCCATAAATTCTCCCTAAAAAGGGGGGTTGTTACACCCCCCTATTGGTTAGTTCACCTTGAGGTGAGCTACAGAGCCAAGCTCTACAGCCGCAGCTCCAGTAGTAGCCGCAAGTCCAACAACGTAAGCAATCTTAGTTGTTGAAGCATCGTCAGCCACGCCAGCGGTTGCAGTTGTATTAAGGTTAGCCTTGGCAACATAGCTTGCAGCTAGTTTGCCTTTGATTCCTTTTCCAACTCCACCGCCGTTGAGTCCACCAACCCATACCCAAAGGTATTCATTATCAGCAGCAGCTACTTGAGCTACGCCAACAAGAAGTCCATTTGAGCCAGCATTCGTAGTAGTAAGCATAGCGGCTTGGCCGTCTTGCTCAATCTTTACGAAAGCATATTGGTCGATAGCACCATCAGCCTGAACGAATACAAACTCACCTTCTGGCAAACTTCCAACTGCACGAAGTTTTGCTGGAAGCGAAAGGTTGTTAGTAGTCGTAAAGGTGATCTTGTAATTAACTCCAAATGATCCTGACTGTGACATATTCTGTTACCTCCCTAATTAAGCGTAAATAACAGCCTGAAGTGCAGGAGCAGCGCAACAGAGGTTTCCTTCAACGATAATAACCGTGAAGAAAGCATCTTGATCAACCGGTCGGGCCATCTCTGGAGCGAGCGGTTTGAAGTCTGCGCCACGAACCATATCGAAAGTCCAATACTTGGTATTGAGCAATCGGCATGAGTTAGTCTCAAGCACCGAAGAACCAAATCCACCGTCGAATACGAAATCGCATCCGTCGTAGCTAAGCACACGGAATCCAGCTACAGCTTTCTTTGCAGGAAGCTGAATACGCTGAATAGCAGTGAGAGAGCTGTGGAGGAACTTCCAAGCTGTACGATCCATGAGTCCCAAATCAGGCTGCTCATCGCCACGAGTTACCTGGCTGATAGCATCAGTGATTTGCTCCTGAACATTCGAAGCTGAAAGCGTAACGTTGATAGCAAGGTTACGAGCCCAAGTGTTCGAAGAACGGTCGATGCTTCCGTAAGTACCAGACGAAGGCGAAGTCGAAACTGCCTTCTTGATACCGTCGAACTCAAGTCCACCGGAACCAGTTCCATCGCCACGAAGCGAGGTAGAAACGGTGTTCTTAAGACGGGAAATAGCCGCCTTCATCTTCATCTCAGCCAAATCAATAAGCTGTGCTTCGCCGCTGTTTCCACGACGCTCACGGCCACTGATAGCTACAGGCTCATATACCTGCTTGATAGCGAATCGGAACGCAGTAGCGTCGTCGATTGCTGCCAAATCAAATGAATCAAATCCAGAGTAGAAACCTCCTACAGCCGCATCATTGTACATGATAGGCTTACGAAGCTCATATCCACCGGAAAATTTACGAATAAGACCCTGCTCGTCCAAGGAAGCAAGAAGCGGGTTGTGGTGAAGAACCTCATCCGCAATAGCATCCGACTGGTCGAAAAGGGTCGTTACGATTGCCTCTTCTAAATTAGCCATTTTAAGTTATCCCTTATAGTTTAGGGGACAACCTCAACAGCTATTCTCCAGCAAGGCGACGCCGCAGGTTGTCCCGAATATCTTTCGTTACTATCCTGGGAGTTCCGCTACCAGCAGAGCCAGATATGGATTTAGCAGCCTTTTTCGCCTTTTCTACGGCTACTTGTTGCTGCTGAATCACCGGCGCTGCCTGGAGCCTTTGCGCTAAACCAGAAAACGTCGGATTGCCGTTTACGACATAGTTATAGGCGGTTTCTAGGATCTCTTCAGCAGAGCTATACCTACCTGTACCTGTCAGAGCCTGTACCACGGGGGCCATCTCAGACTCTAACTGCGAGGCTGTTTCTGGGTCACGGAACAATGGCTTACGACTTATAAACGATTCTACTGTGCGTTGGTTCATGTACTCAACTGCTTTTTTTTCTTGCTCTTGTTGAATTGCTCTGAACCTATCCTCGGCTATCCGCTCTGCCTCATCCCTTGTCAGGTAGTTTTGAGTTTCAACGGAAGTCTGACCGCTATATTGGTTAGCCAAATCCTGCGGCGAAAGACCATACG